CATAGTTGAGTTCCCCGCTATACTTGAAGTACCCAACAAGAAGGGTTCGGGTTACACCGAAAAGCCTTTATGGCCGGAGTTCTTTGATCTGGACGCGCTACTACGTACTAAAGCGTCTATGCCCGCGTTTCAGTGGAACGCGCAGTATCAACAGGAACCCACGGCAGAAGAAGCGTCTATTGTTAAGCGGGATTGGTGGCAGCAGTGGGGGGATAAAGAGGCTCCGGTGTGTGAGTATATTATTATGTCTCTCGATGCTGCAGCAGAGTCACACAACCGTGCCGATTTCACGGCGCTTACTACGTGGGGGGTCTTCTTAAATGAAGAGACTGGCACTCATAATATAATACTGTTAAATAGTATCAAGAAACGTATGGAGTTTCCTGAACTGAAAACTATGGCGTTGGAAGAATATGAAGCGTGGGAACCGGATTCTTTTATAGTTGAGAAAAAGAGTTCCGGTACAGCCTTGTATCAAGAGATGCGTAGGATGGGCCTCCCAGTACAGGAGTACACTCCGCATAGAGGGTCGGGGGATAAACTTGCGCGTTTGAACTCTGTTGCTGATATTGTAGCTTCGGAGTTAGTATGGGTACCGTCTACCCGTTGGGCAGAAGCACTTGTGGAAGAAATTGCAGGGTTCCCGTTTATGAGCCATGATGATCTGGTTGACTCGACTGTAATGGCTCTTATGAGGTTTAGGCAAGGTGGGTTTATACGATTACCTTCTGATGAACCAGAGGAAATGCGGTACTTTAAACAACGTAGTGGCGGGTATTATTAAGGGATAGATGATGGCAAGTATAAAAGAAAATCTACTATCCCTTCTCCCTACCATGGCGCGTAAGTATATACAGGCTGTTCTTTTAGGGGAAAAAACCCCTATAACAGAGAAAGATTTTACAGGACCAGAGTTAGAAGCAATAAAACAGGTTATTTTGTTGTCAAAAAAAGGGGTAGATGTATCCTCGAAGGGCGATCCTTTAAAACGAGACGTGATGAAGACTGGTCTTAATAAGGAAGCGGCAAGACAAAGTTTTGCTACTACAGGAGAGAAGAACCAAGACAGGTATAAAACCCTAAGAATAAAACCTACCCCCGGACGTGTAGATTATGGCACATATGATAAATCTGGTGTCACAGGCGGCCCAGATGCAAGTACTTTTGGTATAGGTAATTTGCTGACCCCTATAGGAAACGTCAAACATACATTAGGTCAATTTCCTTACGAAATGAATAAGGAGGGTGATATCGTGGTAAAGGACAAATATGATTTTAGTGAATACTATGACCCGGATATATCAGTTTCAGACAGAATCCAAAATGCTATACAAACGCTTGGTTATTCAGAGTTAAGGCATTACGCGGCGCAACGATTGCCCGAAGGTTCAGAAAACGCTCCTGAAGTAGAAGTGAATATACCACGTGAAGCGTTTTCGCCGCAGGAGTTAAAAGATTTGTTTGAGCGGCAATTCGAGTTGAGCGCTCTTGATATTTAGGATTTTAAATTATGGCGCTACAAGAGTAAACAAGGGATAGATGATGGCTATTGAAAAAGGAATGTACGCCGCCCCTATGGGTCTCGATGAAGATATCGAAGAAGGTATGGGCGAAGGACTTGAGATTGAAATTGTCAACCCGGATATGGTTACTCTGGACGATGGCAGCGTGGAAATTACCATAATCCCCGGCGAAGAAGGAGGGGACGATGACGATTTCGACGCTAATATTGCCGAGTCAATGGACGAAGGTGAGCTTAACAAGTTAGCAGACGAAATTATTGGTATGGTCGATGCCGACGTTGACAGCCGTAAAGAGTGGGCGGATACGTTTGTTAAAGGGCTAGATGTACTAGGATTTAAATACGAAGAACGTACTGACCCGTGGGACGGCGCATGTGGTGTATTCTCCACCGTGCTTGCCGAAGCGGCTATCCGGTTCCAAGCGGAGACTATGAGTGAGACTTTCCCCGCAGCAGGGCCGGTCAAGACTAAAGTACTTGGGAAAGAGACTAAAGAGAAAGACGAAGCTGCTGCCCGCGTGAAGGCGGATATGAACTATGAACTCACTGAGCGAATGGTTGAGTATCGCCCAGAACATGAGCGTATGTTGTATAGCCTTGGTCTTGCCGGGTCAGCGTTTAAGAAAGTCTACTACGATCCGAACATGGGACGGCAGATGGCTGTCTATATCCCTGCTGAAGACGTTATTGTTCCCTACGGTGCATCTCATATTGAGAGCGCGGAACGTGTTACGCATATCATGCGTAAGACCAAGAACGACCTTAAAAAACTTCAAGCTAATGGTTTCTACCGCGAAGTAGATTTAGACGACCCGCAACCGTTCCATACCGACATAGAGGAGCGTAAAGCCGAAGAGGGCGGGTATTCTATAACAGACGATGATCGATACGCAATATACGAAGTACATGCAGATATTGTGATCGAGGGTTACGATGATTCGGATGACGATATTGCCAAACCCTACATAGTAACGATTGAGCGGGGTACTTCTGAAGTACTGGCTATCCGACGTAACTGGGAGCCAGAAGACCCTCTCATGTTAAAACGCCAGCATTTTGTACACTATGTATATGTACCGGGCTTTGGGTTCTACGGGCTAGGGCTTATCCATATTATTGGTGGTTACGCACGGGCGGGTACTTCTATTGTCCGCCAGCTTGTAGACGCAGGTACACTATCTAACTTGCCGGGTGGTCTAAAATCTCGTGGGATGCGTATCAAGGGAGATGATACTCCTATTGAACCGGGTGAGTTCCGTGATGTAGATGTGCCTAGTGGGTCTATACGAGACAACATCAGCTTCCTGCCCTACAAGGAGCCGTCTAATACGCTCCTCCAGTTACTAGACAAGATTACCAACGAGGGCCGCAGGCTTGGCGCTATCAGTGATATGAACATCTCTGATATGTCCGCTAATGCCCCTGTAGGTACAACGCTAGCATTACTCGAACGTACCCTCAAGCCGATGGCTGCGGTACAGGCCCGCGTCCATTACGCTATGAAGCAGGAGTTTAAGCTCCTCAAGGCTATTATGGCTGAGTACGCCCCTGCTGAGTACGCCTATCAGCCCCTTCGTGGTGAAGTTAGTGCTAGGCAAGCTGACTATATGTTGGTGGACGTGATCCCTGTTAGTGACCCAAATAGCTCTACGATGGCACAACGGGTTGTGCAGTATCAGGCTGTTTTGCAGATGTCTCAGTCTGCACCACAAATCTACGACTTACCCCAATTACATAGACAGATGATTGAGGTTCTTGGGGTCAAGAATGCGGACAAACTTGTTCCTACAGACGATGATGCAAAACCTGCTGATCCTGTAAGTGAGAACATGGCCGCGTTGTCTGTGAAACCTATGAAGGCATTTATCTATCAAGATCATGAAGCCCACATAGCTACACACATGGCGTTTATGCAAGATCCTATGGTTGCCCAGTTAATTGGGCAGAACCCGCAAGCACAGCAGATTATGGCGGCTCTACAGGCCCATATAGCAGAGCATCTAGGGTTTAATTACCGTAAGCAAATAGAAGAGAAACTTGGCGCACCGCTTCCAGCGCCCGGTGCGGAATTATCTGAAGAAGTGGAGATCCAACTTGCACGGGTCGTTGCTGATGCTGGCAAACAACTTACACAGGCTCATCAGCAGGAAGCCGCACAGAAGCAAGCACAAGAGCAAGCGCAAGATCCTGTCCTTCAACTACAGCGAGAAGAACTTGCTGTTAAACAGTCAGAAGTACAGCGTAAAGGTCAGAAAGATCAGGCTGATTCAGCCTTACAACAAGCAGAAGCACAACGTAAATCCCAGAAAGATCAAGCCGATGCGGCTATATCTGCTCAAAGAGTGGAGAATGAGCAGGCTAGGGTAGTTTTAGATGCGAAGAGCAGTGAACTAAAGATTGACGCGGATACAAAACGACAATCTGATAACTTAGACCTTGAAATTTTCAAGGCAGTTACCGGCCAGAATAAAGGCCAATAACCCTGAAGGATGGACAAATGGTAGACTGGATTAAAGATAGAATGAAAGAACCTTCCTCTTACGCGGCAGCCGCAGTTGGCGGCGTAGGTATAGGCGTATTAATTGACCAACCTATCGTAATTATGGTGGCCGTGGGTGCCGCCGCAGTTGCGTTCGTGCTGAGAGAAAAAGGCATTCTTTAATATTGGAGGTTTAGTAGATTATGGCGAAGACCGTCTTTGACGTGCTTAAAGAACGTATCGAGACAGATAAAGTCTCTGCAATGGAATTTCTTGCTGGGGGAGGATCTAAAGATTACGCCCAATACAAGGAAGTGTGCGGGTTAGTTCGGGGTCTCGAATCCGCATTATCACACATAGAAGATCTCTCGCGTAATTATATGGAAGAAGATGATGACTAGATCAGCAGTACAAGCTATTGCTAGCGAAGAAGATTTTGAGAACCAACTACCTGTACCGGTTGGCTATAGGTTGCTAGTAGCGTTACCAGACATTGACGATCACTACCAAGGTAGCTCTCTTATTAAAACAGACTCTGAGAAGCACAAAGAGTACATCTTATCTATTATGGGCATCGTTATTGATATGGGTGCAGGAGCTTATAGCGATAAGGAACGATACCCTGAAGGGCCGTGGTGTAAACCGGGTGACTACGTGATGTTCCGTATGAATACAGGCACACGCTTCAGAGTTAATGGTAAAGAGTTTCGCCTTATGAATGACGATTCCATCGAGGCAGTTATTCCTGATCCTCGTGGCATCTGCAATGTGTAGGAGATAAATATGCCCTTTGAAAAAGTTGAATACAACTTCCCTAATCCCGATGATGAGGAAGAGTCGTCAGTTGTTGAGGTTGAATCCTCTAACGCTGTAGAAGTAAACACTTCTGGTAAAAAGTCAGTTGAAGCTGAATCTAGTGAGTTTGAAGTTGAAATTGTTGACGATACGCCGAAAGCAGATCGGGGACGTAAAACTTCTGAGCCTCCTGAAGAAGTTACCGACGAGGAGCTAGAAGACTACTCTGATAAAGTTCGTAATAGGATCAAACACTTCAGTAAAGGTTATCACGATGAGCGTCGGGCTAAAGAGACAGCGCTTCGTGAGCGAGAAGAGCTAGAAAGGTATGCTCAACAACTTGTCGAAGAGAATAAAGGATTAAAAAATTCTCAAAGTAAGAACCAAACTGTACTTTTAGATCAGGCTAAACGTAGTGCTATTTCCGAATTAGATTCTGCCAAACGTGAGTATAAAGAAGCGTATGAAGCAGGTGACTCTGATGCGGTTGTAGAGGCTCAAGATAAGCTAACTACAGCTAAGATTAAAACTGATCGTCTAAATAACATACAGTTACCTCCTTTACAGGAAGAAAATATCCCTGTAGAACAAGTTAATATAGAACAAACCGCTCCGGTACCGGTTGATCTAAAAGCTAACGAATGGGCAGAAGCCAATCCGTGGTTTGGGTCAGATGACGAAATGACAAGTTATGTACTGGGGCTGCATAATAAACTTGTTAAAACGGGTGTAGACCCGCAAAGTGACGAATACTACGAGACTATTAACGCTCGTATGCTCAAAATGTTTCCCGAAGAATTTGGGGATATAGAAGAAGTAGAAGCGCCAAAACGTCAGGCCAATGTTGTTACACCCGCTACGCGGAGTACTTCCCCTAAAAAGATTGTACTAACAAAAACACAAGTAAGCCTAGCGAAACGTTTAGGAGTTCCTATAGAAGACTACGCCAAACAGGTTGCAATAGAAATGAGGAAAAACGCAAATGGCTGATAACCGTATAAATCGTGAGCAAACGTCACGTGAAAAAACGACCCGTAAAAGAGCTTGGCAGCGCCCTGAGGTGCTTCCGTCACCTACTCCCGAGCCGGGTTACGAATTTCATTGGGTTCGTGTTGCTACGTTAGGTCAAGTTGATGCTACAAACGTATCCTCAAAATTACGAGAAGGTTGGGAGCCGGTTAAGGCAGTAGACCACCCGGAGATTACATTGGTTACTATCGAACAAGAAAAGTTCGCTGATAACGTCGTAATCGGGGGGTTGATGCTTTGTAAAGCTCCAAAAGAATTGGTTGAAGAACGCAGTGAATACTTTAATAAACAGAGTAAAGCACAGATTTCTTCAGTTGATAACAACCTGATGCGAGAAAACGACCCTCGTATGCCGCTCTTTAATGATCGGAAGTCGAAGGTCACTTTTGGTAATGGAACTTAATCATTTAGCTCGGGAGTTATAAGCAATGGCTTATCCAACGGTAGATGGTCCTTATGGACTAAAACCGGTTAAAATGATTAGCGGCACCCCTTATGCTGGTGTAACACGGCAGTATCGTATTGCTAGTGCTTATGCCACTGATATCTTTTACGGG